CACAGAACCGCATATATGGGTAATAATGCCTCAGGCATTGGAAGAGAACTTCAATAAAGAAATATTCAATTATGATATTAAAGTATTCAAGAATTTATTTAATCAATGTACTGGGGATAACTATGTCAAATTGCTTAATATAAATGAGAGCTCTTTTAATGAAAAGGATAACAAGGATAACATTAAAAGGCTATTGAAGAAGAGATATGAGATATTTACATATGACAGCTTTATGAAGCGAATTAATGAAAAATACAAGGATAATATTGTAGAAAACAAGGTTATTATTATAGATGAAGCTCATAATATCAGAAGTACAAATAATAAGGAAAAGGGTACATACAGTACTCTCAAAAAAATATTAGAAAACGGGAGAAATAATAGATTGATATTATTGTCGGCGACGCCTATGTATAACGAACCGCGAGATATCCTTGACCTCTTCAATTTGATGTTGATAAATGATAAGCGAGATAACATATTAAAAGAATATTACAAGGTGTTCAATAACAATAACAAATTTAAATTTGACGATAAGGCTAAGAAATTAATTAAAAAGTTGTCTTCAAATTATATATCATATTTAAAAGGGAAGAATCCATTCACATTCGCATTAAAATTAAAGGCATCATATAACAGCAGTATTAAAATATTAAATACGGAGCCAACAAAGGATCCTTCTAATAATTCTATACCTACCAAAGAATTAGGATGGTTAAAATATATAAATGATGATATAGTAATCTCAAAGCTGGGAATATGCCAGAAGAACAAAATAGATGCTTTGAAAAAAATAATAAACAAGATTAACTATAACAATATCCAAGAAATTGACGAGAATGAACTAAACGACATCACTGAAGATGCAGCAGACGCAGCCGAAGGAGCTGACGGAGACGACGCGGGCGACGAAGAACTGTCTCAGAGTAAATCGCAGAATCAGAATATGAGATTATTACAGCCTATGAATATTGTTTATGATAATGATATAGGTAAGGTGGGGTTTAATTCATTTTTCAGGAATATTGAAGGAACAGCGAGTATATCTGTTAATTATAGTGAAAAATATAAAAATGCATTGTATCCTACTGAGGAATATTTGGGTAAATATTCGGGCAAATTTTTGAATATATGTGATATAGTAAGGAAATCCGAGGGAATAGTAGTAATATATTCAAGATTTGCTTGGGCTGGCATTATACCCCTTGCGATATGCTTGGAACATTTGGGATATTCGCGCGAAGGTACAAATAATATATTGAAAAACCCCGAAATTGTCAAGGACAAGCCCAAGTATAAAGATGTGTCTAATCCAAAATACTGTATATTGACAAGTGATAAAAAAGAGATTATGGGTTCTACTACTATTAATAATTTGATAAAGAAGATTAATGATGATAAGAATATAAATGGCAAGGATATAAAAGTAATATTGATAACGCAAGTAGCAAGCGAAGGCCTAAGTTTTTATAATGCCCGCGAGATACATTTAATAGAACCGTGGTATCACTTTAACAGACCCGACCAAATTATAGGCAGAGGCATTCGTAATTGCAGACATCAAAAGTTGCCATTTGAAAAACGCAACGTAACTGTTTTTATGCACGCAAGTGCTAATGATGACACTGAAATGCTGAAGACAGAAACTATAGATATCCACGCGCTAAGAATATCTACGAGGAAATACATAGAGAGCAAGGAGATTGACAAGATAATCTCAGGTAATTCGCTAGATTGTTCCTTGATGAAAAACATTAATTATTTTCCGAAAAAATTATTTGAAATGGGAACCGTTGATATATTAACATCTCAGGGAAATAAAATAAAATATGAATTGGGCGATAGCGAAGATTTAGAACCGTCCTGTGGATTAAAAGATGATGATGGAGCCGAAGACATATCCGGATATAGAAGCGATGTCTATAAGCATCTTTTAAAAAGGGCACAGGCGGCTATTAAAAATAAATTGCTTAAAATGATTGAAGATGATGTATATTATATATCATATAAGGAGTTAATTGATGATATCGGCGAGGATATTGATATTGACGAAGAAATCTTGATATATACTATAAATAAATCAATAAGGCCTGTTGTAATTATTGACAATTACTATATAGAACATCACAGACAGGGTATTAAACTTAGCATTATAGATGATATTGTCGGCGACGCTAAAGGCGAAAGGAACGGAGCCAAGGCCACTATGGCAAAAATTAAGGTAAAGATGGATGTTGAGGAAATGAATGATACAGCTGTTAGTGTTTTAGAGGACAAGAAGAGCGATGAGGACATAGATAATATCTTGAAAATTATAAATATAGATTATACTAATATTATTAGCACCACGATATCTATATATTTCAATTTAGACGACAAGAGATTTAAAAGATTGGCAGAATATATAATAGTAAATTATGCCAAACTCGGAGACCTTGAAGATAATAGAAAGGCTGAATTGATGTATGTAATTAAATGCTTGGATTCGCAAGGAGTTTTTATAAGAAAGAAGGAATTGCCATCATATAATAAGAATAACAATAATGATTATATAGGATATATAAATATATATAATATTGAAAATAAAAATAATGAGGATATTAAAAATCTTGATATATCACTTTATAATAATACGGAAAAACGATGGAGTGAATCGCTGACAATCACAGAACAGAAAGAGTTTGCCAAATATCGCAATAGTAAAATTATTGTAATACCGGATAATATGGAATTGGAAGAGATGCCTTGGGGTATTATAGAGCCACAATTTATCAAGAAGGACAATATAATTAAAAATACCTTTAAGATATTTTCTACAGATGCTGTGGTTGGCAAAGGGAAAAAAATAGGTCGCGTATGTACGTTCTATAATAAGGCAGAACACAATAACTTTATTAAACAAATAGAAAAAGATAATGCATCTACAAGAAACTTTAAGGATATTAAAGAAATGTTATGTAAGCATATAGCTCACAAATTGATGGAAAATAAGAAGCTGGTTTTATTCCCATTGTTTAAGTCTTCGCCTTAAGCCATAGCCATAGCCATAATTATCACAAAAAGAGAAAGGGCTTCTTGCATATTATTTTTATATTTTTATATTTTTTAATATATAGAGATTATGAATAAAAGCAGGTTAGTATTTCCTAAACCAAATACAAACGATGTAGATAATTCTTTCTAGTCAAGACAAATACATTCAGATGATGAAAAAAATGGCATTCTAAACATTGTAAAATTTGCACCAAATAAAGAGAAGAAGCCACTAACGAAAAGCTCAGCTGCGAAGCCACGAACAAAAAGCTCAAGAATATCATAAGGGTTGTGTAAGCCAGTCTATTATATTAATTTTGATGATAATTATTGATTTCTTGTGCATAATGTTTAAACATTTCTATAAAGCTTTGTTTGGTTCTTTTTATACCATTATCAAAAACCCAACTATTAACATTTTTATAATTATTAAAATGTATTAGAGGTTTAATATATAAATATCCTCCGTTCATTGAAGGTATATTATAAGGTGGAATGTAATTATGCAATAATTTACCTTCGTTAAATAATTTATATATTCGAAATAACATAGTATTTGATGTTAAATCGCTTGAACCCGTACCAAAATCTCCTGATATTTCAATATCAGCCGGTATGGTACATATATTAAATATACTATATTCAACACCACCTATTACACGAGAGATATATATATTATTAAATCTTATAATTCCATTACCAAATGATGTATGTAAATCTGCTTCATCCGCATCATATTCTATAATTTTAAAATTTATTTTTAACAAGGTATCATTTCTATGTTTTATAAAAACAGGTTTTTCTATTTTTGGTGCTATTAACCTTATTACCTTCAAAAGGTTTTCTATATGCTCGTCCGTATATTTAGATTTAGTCACGGGATTTACAAAATTGTTCTTGTTATTTATACATTCTATTAAATAATTGTAAAGTTTTGGAGCATATATACACTCTGTTCTGTATTTTTCTGTTCCAGGAATATATACTTTTAGTCTTACAATAAGTTGCAGTTTAGCCAGAGGGTAATTTTCATCATCTAATTCTTCGTTTGTCAATATATCTATACTTTCGCTACATTTATCCGCTAATCCAGAATAGTCATATAAATATTTGTCTGCGATTTCTTGTTTAGTAATATGAAGCAATTCATTATCTTTAATTAATTTCTTTGAACCACTTGAAGAAGATGACGCACTTGCCGACGAATTGGCAAAATATTTTTTAAGCTTTAAAAACGACAGGTTTTTAATATTATTATATTCTTCAATTATAGGCAATGCTTTCTTGTATGTCTCTTGAAAACTATTAATAACATCGTCTTTGATATATAAGGGGTCTAATTCTCTTCCAATTACATGCTTTTTGCCATTTGAAAGCTCAAATATAGGTTTTTCAGGTGGTTTTGGACTGCTGCCATTTCTTCCTAAGTTTTCATAATTCTTAAGAGCATCTTCGTATTTTTTTCTATCTTTTTCATATTTATCTTTTATTTTTTTGAATTTAGAATATTCCTTATCATTTAAATAAAATTTAATATCTTTAAGTTTAAAAGTGCTTAAATCTATTAATTGAGAATATATCGGGTCTTTGATATCAGTTAATTTATTTTCAAAATCTTCAAAATAATCTTCTAAAGGATCTTTGATAGGAAGTAGTTTCTTATCTTCATAATTTTCTATAATACCCGAATCAGGATCAACACACTTCTCTATATCTGTGATTATCGATTCATTTAATTCATATAATTTTAAAGCATCGTTAATCCATTCAGTATGTCGGGCTACATTCTTGTTTTTTTTAAAAAAATTAAGAATAGTTTCGGCATTATTCATTTTTTGATTTTTTATAAAATCAAAAAGGTATGTAAGAGCATTTAGATTATTAATATCTTGTGTTTTTATTAACATATTTACATATCTAATATCTTTGTACAGTTCGTCGATAATATCTGAATATTTGTATTTTGATATATAGTCTCTTGTATTAAATAAGGTGATTATTTCACTTCTATATCTATCAAACAGTTTTTTAATTGTATAGTTGTTTGACACAGAATTCTGTTGAGATATAACTAAGGTACTAAATCTATTCCTTAATATTTCTATTTCGGTTTCTAAAATTGTAGTTTTTTCTTCAGTATTTTCAATATTTTCAGATAGTAAATTGCATAAATAAAATTCTTTAGGGTTTTTAATAATGTCTATGTATAGTCTATCGCATTCATCGTCGTCTAAAAAAAGTTTACAACATCTAAAATAATTGAAATCTAATTCGCCAAATAATAAATGTACTTTTGGAAATTTATAATATATTTCGCGAAAAGATATAGTTTTTCTCATAATTGTAAAGGCTTTAAAATAAAAATCATAATATTTGTCACCCATTGGATTCAAAATAGTTCCATTAATTGGATTTACTTCGGGATTAATTATCCAGTGCTCTACATCCTCAGCCGTTTTAAATTTTTTAACGCTCGATAAAGCTTCACCAGATAATGATATAAAGGCGCTACTTGGAACACCCGTAAAATCGTAATCTGCAAAATTATCTTTATTTTCTTTAATCCATTTTAAAATTAAATTATAAGTCCCATCTTCTGTCTCTGTAATAATTTGTATTTTAGAATTATTTAATAAACCAGGGATCTTGCCATCATCTGATTTATAAGTCTTTAATTCATCTAACCAAGAAATAATATCCTCTTTCTTTTTTCTATATAGGTCATTAAGTTGCTTATTTAAATCCTTTTCTTTTTTAGACTCAGAAGACATCTTTTTATTCTAATATATTATTATATAAAATATAAAAAATATATAAAAATAAAATACAGTTATGATACAGTTATGATACAGTTATGATACAGTTATGATACAGTTATGATACAGTTATGATACAGTTATGATACAGTTATGATACAGTTATGACAATGATTATGATACAACAGCTATACATCAAGATACCGTTATGACTCCATTATTTTTATTATAAATAATATTTTTATCATTATATATTACGCATTTATCAAATAAGAATGATATAAATAATACTGTTGATTTATTGAATCTGTCATTGGCAATTCCTGACATTATTTCGGCACTCTTAGTGATACCGAAAACTTTATTGAACTCTTTTGTAGATATAAACTTTATTATTTTATCTCTCACATCATCGCGATATGTATCATATGTTAGCGATTCTTCCAAAATTATTTTCATAGGACTATTCTTATCCTTATTCCCATCCCCATTTCCCTTTGCTCTTTTTTGCGGTTCCTTCTTCGGCGTCGCTTTATTTACAATAGGAAGTAGCTTAGGAACAGCTACTATCGGGATATCTTGTATAGCTACGGGTGGTGTAGGAGAATTAGCAAGAATAGCAGGCAATCTATTTAGAGGAACGGGAATTACATTTAGAACTTTGGGAATATTTGCGGGCACAGGAACAGGAACTTGGATGGGAGCTAGGACTGGAACTGATGAGGTCTCTTTAGAGGTCTCTTGTTCTTGGCAGATGCTTTGAGAGAATCTTTCGTATAGCTCGGGTTTGACATTCTTCCATATAATATCCCTGTCTTTTGATACCGGAAGCTTATTCGTCAAAATATTAATCATTAGATAATATAGACATCTAATTTATATATCATTTTTTATGCGCTGATTTATGGTAATGCATTATGATATTACATATTCCTCATATTTCAATTCATTCTCCAAGATACTAACAGGGACAATATTTTGTTTCATAAACTTTTTTTTGAGTAAATAGAACTTCATACTAGAAGAGAACTTCTGTCTTATATTATTATCTACTGTATCGTGTTCTACTATTTTATTATTTATATCTTCTTCTTTAACACATATAGTTTCATTAAGTAAGCTTTTCATCAATTCGTATTTCGTTATTTCATTCTGCGATTTAATACAAAATAATATATAATTATTCAGCTTCTCTAATGTATCTTCATTAAGCCAATTGAGATTTATAAAAACCCCATTATTATTCTTAGTATAGTTCTCGCCAGTCGCTAATATTATTTTAAATAGCTCTATTATTTCAACATTCGTCAAATGACTGACACTATTCTGTATATTTTTGCATAAATCTTTCTTATTCATAATATATACATATTATAAAAATCTATTTATATAATAAATCAAAATAATCATTCCGGGCATACATATTTAATCTTCGTAAATACCATCACCATTATCAAACTCTCCACCACCATCTGAATAATCTTCTTCAGCATCATCATCATCGTCTTCGTCCAATTCCTCATCTTCTTCGTCGTCTTCTTCCTCGATTTCATCGTCAAACTCTAAGCCGGCACCGCCAGTATGTTTGGAGGATTTACTTTTACTGAATTTATAATTACCTTCTTCGTCGTCTTCTTCTTCGTCTTCATCGTTGAATATTTCAATACCTTCACCTTCGTAGTTAGCTTCATCAACTTCCGACATATCCTCTTCGTCAATTGATAAATTGCCATCTTCTATTTCTTGAACCTGGGCGATATCGTCTTTATCCTTGATTATTTTTCCGACAATTGAAATCATCTTGTCATATAGCGTGAATTTTTTGCCACATACTTTAACATTAACAAAGTCCCCGATTTTAATGCTATCAATATTGACCTCTGATTGAATTCCTGAAGTAATTTTAGGAATGCAAACTTCCAATATAGCCATTTCTTCGTACATTCCAATAGCTCTTAGACCCAAATTATTTTTTGCTATGATTTCGCATCTAATAATAGAATCCTGAGCCGGATTACATATCTCGGCAATACAGCTCAAATCATAAGCGATATTCCCGTTTAAATGCGATTCTTTAAAATATCCGGCCGATCTCTTAATAACCTTGATACTATCCTTTTTAATATAACCGTGCTTACTACAGCAGTTTTCAAGCGTATGTCTAACCTTATCGTAGATTATTGAGTCAAAGCTTGCAGTCATTTCGGAAGGAACGAGGATAATAGTAGTATTGAACTTGATTGGCATAAATATTTTGTTAGACGGCATTTATAAATATGTTATTAATCTATAAGAATATATCATTTTTTTATTTATATATTAAAAATTGATATATAAAATCTATAATATCTATATTTATTAGAGAATATACATAATGGAAATATTAAAAGACGACGAAATATTTTCAATTATTGATACGCATTATTCGCTAATTCAAGAGAATAACAGCGAATGTTTAATAAAGTTGAGTAATTCAAGCGAATGGGGTGAAAACGAGTTCGCAAACTTTATAAATGTTATGAAAACCGAGAAATACGCGGAGACTATTGATAAGCAAACTCTCCAAGTAATGACAGAAGATGTTATCCTTGAAATAAGCGATAGTAGCAATATCTTGAAATATTCCCACAATCCCAACTATATTGATTACAAGGATAAGAGCGTATCATTCTATAAATACAAAGTGCTCGCTAAGCATAAATATAATCAGTTGTTTAACTCCGAGCTACAATTTAAGACGGTGGCGAAAAAACTCGTAGGCAAAGAGAATCTCCCCGATAACTGGAATGATATCAGGAAGTTTTTTAAAATAAACAAGAGAATCATTTATACTGATAAAAAAACTAATATGCGGTTTATTGTCAATATATGTAAATGTAATAAATATGATATTGAAGAGGCTGACGATATAGACCTATATTATAAATTGGCAAATTCTAAGATTATCAAATCTTCTCAGAAATACGAGTTTTTTCTAGATATAACAAATGCATCCAAAGATATTATATTGGAAGGATTGATTAAAATGGAACAGGCGCTCTTTCTATCGCCGTACATAATCTCTAAAAAACAGCAACAAGATGTCATAGCAAATTATTCCGGCCTCGTTTCAAAAGATATTGCGACGCGCTACTATAACTATAATAATCGTGATAAGAAACCCGATGATAAAACGAAGCCTGTATTATTAACCCCTAAGCCTGTTACGCTTGAGAAAATCAATATCTTAGAACCCGACGAATACACGGGTATTAGCATTTTATCGGAATACACTGTAACCGAAAAAGCAGATGGCGAGAGATTGCTTATGTTTATAGATAATGCCGGGTATGTATATTTAATTGTCAATACATACAAGGTAATAGACACAGGCCTTCGCTCTACAAAGGAACTCTATAACTCTTTGATTGACGGCGAATATATATCTTGCGAAAAAAGATTGGATAAATCAAATGTCGGGCTCTTCGCGGCCTTTGATATGTATTATTATGGTGGTAAAAAAATAACAAGCCTGCCGCTCATAGAGGACGAGGCCAAAGAAGATAGCCGATATAAATATTTGGTCGGTAGCCGAAAATATATTAAATCGCGCGATGAAGGCGGTTCAGTTGATTATATTGTCAAGGAACATTTATATACCGACAGTATCTTGAAGGATTGCGATAATATATTGAAGAATGTCTCAAAATATCCCTATAGTATTGACGGCCTCATCTTTACTCCCGCTAAATTGGCACTGTATTCTTATTATAGCAATAAGCCCGTTGAAATAACCGAGAGAGTTAAATGGGATCGCGTTTTTAAATGGAAACCGCCCGAGCAAAACTCAATAGACTTCCTCGCCAAGTTCGGCAAAGTTATTACGATGGATGGTGAGAAATACAGGGAGATGTTTCTAAATGTTGGGTATAATGCCAAGCACTATGATAAATATACCATAAATAACGCTTTGCGCGAGCTGTATGATACCGAATATAAGAAATTGAATAAAGAGCAAGGGGGCAAATACTCTCTCAAATTATTTAAGCCGAATAACTATTATACAGAGGGTATTGAGAAATCCTATATTAAGCTGAATGCCCGCGATGAAGCTCGTTGTGAAAGTGGCGAATTGATAGACGGCGACAAGATAATAGAATATAGGTATTTATTGGACGAAAATATAAAGCCATCTATGCGATGGATTCCTATGCGTTTGCGCGAAGATAAGATGCGTATCTATAATACTGGAGAGATTTCTAAAACGGCGAATGATTATTCGGTTGCTATTAATATATGGAGTTCTATACATAATCCTGTAACCGAAAGCATTATCCGCGGCAAGGCTCCTATATTAAAAATGGATGCTGAGAACGAGTTGCTACAATCCGACGATGTCTATTATTCGCGCAAAATCAATCGCGACGGCCTATTGTCTGTTAATATGCAACAGTTTCACAATATATGTATTAAAAATATGTTGTATTCCAAGCAAAAATATAGGGGCAGTTTGCTAGAATTGGCTTGCGGTGAAGGTGGAGATATGAATCGCTGGATTAATAATGATTATAGATTTGTTCTCGGGATTGATTATGTTAAACACGGCATATACAATACTGACTCAGGGGCTTACAGTCGTCTCATAGGTAAAAAAGATGACTATAATAATAAGGGCGGTGGTGGCGGAGGCGGCAATAAGTTCAAGAAGTTTCCCTTGCAATTCCCCGATATCGTATATGCTGCTGGAGATTGTAGCAAGCCTATAATGAATGGGGAATGTTCGCTATCAATAGATGATGAGGAGAGCGCGAATATCATACAGCTTGTATTAAATAAGCGCGGTGGCAATATTCCTGCGCATTATAAAAATGTTGCTGGAAGGGGCGCTAATGGATTTGATGTATGCGCGTGTATGTTTGCTATTCATTATTTCTTTGAGAATGAGGAAAAAATAAATACATTCTTGAATAATGTGAGCTCTATGTTAAAGGTTGGTGGAACCTTCATATGTACTTTTATGGATGGCAAAAGTGTCGTTGGTGCTATAAATGCAAACGGTGGGGATATGGTAGAGGGACGCAAGAAACTCAATAAGCGTGCTGAAGATAAAGGCGTTCCCTTGTGGGCTATTATTAGAAGGTATGATGCCGGCGATGCCGAAGGCGCTGAAGGAGGAAGAGATTTCAATAAGAAGGTTGATGTTTATATAGAGGCTACTAAGAAGTTTATTCCCGAGTTTATAGTAGATTTTGATGTACTTATTAGAAAATGCAAGGAATACAATATAGAATTGGTAGAAAGCGAGCTATTCTCGCAAACATTTAGCAAAATCAAGGCGAGATATACAGACCCGAGTGTTAGAAAGAATAACATATACAATATAATAAGCGACCTTGACAAGGAGGAAGAGCTCAAACAATTCAGCTTCTTCAATCGCTGGTGTATATTCAAGAAAGTTTAAGATGTGTCTATTAGTCGCTTTGCTTTACATAACAGCGCTAATTAATAAATGTTGAAATCCATACGCCTTTGCTAATTGTAAAGGAAACATTTTTTCTGGATTTTTTCGTAAATCTATTCTTAATCCTTCTTTTATAGTTCTTCTGTTGTACTGTTGATAACGAAAATCATAAATGTTTATAAATATTTTTGTTTTACACCTTTGGACATTTAAAATGCCGATTTAACAGCAAAAAAATATATACTTAACCCTATATTCATATTACAATTCAATAATAAAAAAAATGATATATAAATAACATTATAATAATATATAATGTTCTATGCTATTGATAAAAATACAAATGAGATTATACTTTCATTAAACATAAGAGATAGAAATTATAAAGATACATATAATAAGGGTTTGAGGTTCAGATGTGCTGGTTCATGTGAAAATGGTAAAGATTGCGATGATGAAAATGTTGTGTTTATCAATTCCAAAACGTACCAGTTTCACTTTCGTCATTCGTCGGGAAGTAAGTGTTCGGCACACAAAGCATTTATTGAATTTAATAATACATTCTATTCAAATTGGTTTAAATTATTTAAGTATGAATACAGAAAACCTTACTGGTATAATTATAAATTGGAGCAAATAAGAGATGATAATAATGTCATTATGATAAGATATACACAACAAACATCAGAAGTTATAAAAAATGTAGAGAACTACACGCAAAATAAAATAATATGGATATTGTCATTAAAAAATAGAAAATATAGCAAAATAGAACATTATAAAGGCAAGATATATATAGATTTTATAGGAAGTAAAAATGACATACCTTTATATGATGATAATAAGTCAGTAGTATATTTAGATACTGGAACTGATATATTATTGAAAGTTCATTTGAATAGTACAAGTTCTCTTTATGGGCAAGAAATTGAGTGTATGAATATTTATGATGTATGTAATGAATACGAATTTTTATTTACAGCATATCCATATAGACAAAAAGACGTTTTTTTCAAAAATCTTATCAAACAACAGGAAGAGTATAAAAAAGATCAAGAAATAAAAAGAAAAGCAAATGAAAAAGAGCAGATTTATTTATTATCAGAATACAATAAGGCAAATAACGAATATATTACAAATAGAACTTTGGAGAACTTTTATAAAATGACAACCATATATAATAGGTTTTCAATACCTAAACCAGTAAAACAAAATGATGAATATTTAGAATATACACATCAACTTATAGATGATATAGAAGATATTAAATGTGTTATACCAATAATCTCTAAAAAGAATGAAGAATTAAAATCAGAATATAATATGATAATAAAATTACAAAAAATAAGTAAATTAAAAGATGAATATACAAGGCTTTTCAAAATTATTGAAAATATGAAACAAAAATACACAGATATTACATATATAGAAAAGTTAATTTGTTCAAATAATAAATATACTTTTGATTATGATTTGATATTAGATAATTATATAGAGCTTATCAAATTAGAAAATAATATTATAAATAATATACTTTATTATGAGTATATTAGAGAGCGTAATATATTATCAGAAGAATATGATTGGAGAGCAATATCATATTTAGAAAAGCAACATAAAGAATACAAGAATAAATGCTATAATGATAAACAAAAACTAATAGAAGAAGAAGAAAAACAAAAACTAATAGAAGAAGAAAAACAACAAAAACTAATAGACGAAGAAAAAAAACAAAAACTAATAGAAGAAAAAATTAAAAAAAAATTAATAGAAGAGGAAAAAAAACAAAAACTATTGGATATTATTAAAGATAATTATTCTAAAATATTGATGTCTTCAAAACAAACGAAATATTTGGAGTATATAAAAAAATATTACACATATATCACATACCCTATAAATCATAATTTAGACAAGATGATTTTATATATAAAAAGGCAAGAAGAATACTTACAAAGCATTTGATTATTTCATTATGATATTATATTGTGAATAAAGACTTAAATATGGTGTTATTTATTACTTATTTTTACACTTTAAACTTTACACTTTACACTTTACACTTTACAACCCTTCCTTATCGGATTATTACACATTTGGACCTTATTTTTATATAATAAAGTTTTTATAAGTTTATAGAGACAAGGCTTGCTTCTTTGAGATGCAAAAAAGAAACCAAGCTTTTCTAAAAGTTGGAAATTATAATTTGAGTACATCTTTCTGTTTTTTCAAAAGTTTTAAAAGTTTTTTAGAAATTACAAAATAAATCAAGAGATGTACTCAAATTTTAAATTGTAAAAATATAAATATCTTGGTGTCTCTTGGATAGTATGCATTTGCTCTATTATTTAAATTTATTCTAAAAAATTGACTATGATACCAGTCATTTAATATTATCGCAGAGCAGACCGCAAGCAGACATCAACAACAAACAAAGACAAAGCAGTAATGGCCAATTATGCTACTGAGTATAGCACCCTTCAAAAAAAGGAAGTATATAAGGCGGTCTATAACAATAGCGCTATGTATATTGTGTGGTTGGATGAGATTAAAAGGGATGGCGTTGATACCGAGGGGCGCGTTAGGAACCCTATGAGCGAAGGAGAGCTTATTTATACCAATCAGGATGGACTGTATTCAGTTCTTTGGAATGCTTGTGTAGATGTTCTCCAAGGAAATTATAATTTCACTAATATTCCTCGCCCAACTGAGGTATATTATGATAATAAAATGTTTAATTACTTGCAAAAGCTAAAGTATAATCCTGATACCCGAGTGTCCCAGACTGTTTAATAGAGCCCTGTTTGTATAGGTAGGAGCTTGGGGGAACAGGAGCTGGAGAAGGCAATTTATATTATATGTTTTTTATTTTTTGAGAGGCCTCTTCGGGTATTGTCCTTATTCGTATATAAAGCATTATTTATTTTTATGTGTATAATTAAGATGATATTATTTTATAGTATAGGATGTAATCACAGTAAAATGTTATTGGATAACGTGAGTAGATATGATAAGGATAAAAAGATAAAGCTGGTACCTATTGACGAATTGAAGAAACAAAATATAAATATAGAGACAAAGATACATACTGTCCCTGCTTTTATGATATTGCCGAGTAAAGAAATATTATTCGGGAAAGATGTATTTGATTACCTATTATTACCTGGACGAGGTATATTATGTAGTAGTCAAAGTACAAGATTGGATAAAAATATAGCTGATAATAATGCTAAAATAGACAGCGCTATAAAACCTATGGAAATAGTTATAGGTGAAAATGACCCCTTGTCCTTCTCTTTGAATAGCTCTAAAATATCGGATAACTTCTCTACAATTGAAGAAACAGACGGCGTATGTAATGATAAAAATTATAACTGGGATTTTATAAATAATGATAAAAATATAAGCGATGGTATATCAAATATTAATATTAATTTTGATGAAAATAAGAAGTCAGGAATGCCAACCGTAGAGCAACTTATGAAAGAACGAGACAACTTGAAATTATGATAAAATATATGATTAAATATATATAAGGAATATTAAATATATTTTATTATAGAGATAATGTCAAACCAATATGTATTTAATCAATATTATATTGATTTTATTAAAAGATTAAAGCAGTCCGCCAAAAAGATGAAGGAAGATAATAGCGATGATAATGAGGCTGATAGCGAGGTAAGCGAGGATAATTATTTATTTGCCAAGACTATAATTAAAACTATTAAAGCCAACTATACTACATTTGACAAATCCTCAGATGAATATATTAAATATATCAATTCGCTTCCCGAAACCTTCTGGACATCTTACGCGGATGCTGAGGAGAGCAAGATAGACGAATGGTTTGACTTGGAGGAAGTCGGTGGTGTGCAGATTTTTACTAATATCAGCGTTAAACAAATACAGCGATTAATTAACGACAACTTTCTGTGTCATCACTTCCTAACTGTATTTTATTTATTTAAGAATGATTTGAGCGACGAGGAGGTTAAGAAATACATCAAGATATTTCAGGAATCAAGCGAAGAGCTGTTGAATGAAATAGAGAATGAAGGCAACAAAAAGATGATTGCTCGCCTCAACTCTTTAAAAACCAAGAATATCAAGGATAAAACCAATATAAATATGGCAGGTATGGAAGATACTATGTTGGGCAAATTGGCTAAGGAGATATTGGAAGATG